CTGTCCTTGTGGCGTGGATCGTTGGCCAGACGCGCCAGCTTGAGGCCAACCATCATGCAGGCCACGTCCTCGAACGTCAGGAAGGCATCCGGGGCCAGCTTGCCGCGTGCGCGAAGCCACGCCTCCCACATTTCAGCGATGGCGCGAAGGTTCTTGCCCGGTTCGCCGTAGGTTTTCTCGCGGTCGGCATCGACTATGGCGGCGGCTTGCTCAAGGATCGTGGTCATTTGCGTTTCCTGTTCTTGACGAGGCGAAACATCAGAAGGTCGAGGGGGTGAAGCTGTGGCACAGGCGGCAANGGCTGCACACGACTCCAGCGAGCCATGAACTTTCGNCCCTGCCGATGAACCCTGCCGTAGTTGTANAGCGCNTTCAGCGCGTCGATGGCCTGCTTGTAGGTCAGGCCGCAAGCGTTGGCGATGTCCCGGCCTGTGAGTGGTGAGGGGGAGGCTTCCACTACGGCCAGCACGCGCATTCGATAGGTCTGCTGTGGTGTCGGCTGGCCATCCATCCGCTAGGCATCCAGTGCTGGGGCGGAATCCGGGGTGATGCCCAGGTATTCACAGAGGATCGTTCGCGCCTCTGAGGCCGATCTGGCGATGGCAGTTTCCCATCCTTGCGCTTTGAAGTGCTCGATCCACTCCTTTTGAGCGTCCGAAGCCCTTCCGGTGTCCGACTTCATTTCGATGATGAGGCCGGTTGAATCGCCAGCGCGAGCCGGGAGAATCAGATCAGGGAATCCCGGCTTCACGCCCAAGGCTTTCATCTGCGCACCGGTAAAAGCATCACGCCTGCCGCCGTTCGCCGAGTGATGCAGCCAGCGCAGCGCAGGCATGAGCGAACGAACAGCGGGCAGATGCGACCAGCGCACGACCTTCGCTTGTTCGACTTCTTCTGACCGATTAACGGTCTTGCGGCGTTGAGGAAAACTCATGCCGCGGATCATACCAGCGGGTTAAGAATTGCTCAATCAGAAAGCGTCGGCCAGCGAACAGCGCCAGAAGTCCGACTTCCCACGGCTTCCCAGACTTCCCCGCAACTTCCCAAACCTTGGGAAGTCACTTTGTCTTTACGCGACAACGACTTACACCAGAAAAACGGCCAAACTTCCCAACTTCCCAACTTCCCGAGAAAAATGTCCTGAGAGATCAGGAAATCAAAAAATGGGGGTAGGTCTGGGAAGTTGGGAAGTTGAGGATAAATAAAAGAAAAAAATATATAGAACTATATATATATCAACTACTTACAGACTTCTAACCCGGCTTTTTTGACTTCCCAGACTTTGGGAAGTTTTGGGAAGTTGGGGAAGTCGCCGGGGTGCTGTGGCCCTCTGGCCACACGGATTGAGAAAAACTTAAAATAATCATTTCCCGTGAGAAAGTCTTGCTGTATTATTTCGTTGTGGTTGAGATTTCCTCAACCCGAACCATGACCGAAGGAGCGAACGAACCATGCTTGAGAAGATCACCAAAGCCGAATGGGATGCCATCCATCCCGACTACAAAAGCGTCTGGACTACAGAGCGCACCGACTGGCCGAACTGGGCCGAAGTCCGAGAGCAGTACATGGGCAAGCGCACGCTGATGCGTGGCGGTTCCCTTGGCGTCGAAGGAATCTCCTTCGAGATCGTGGAGCGCATCGAACCACAGCGCCCCCGCGTCCTGATCTACGTGTCTGGCGGCGTTGCCGACTGGACAGCCGATGACGGCATCGAGGTCGTCCTGTTCGACATGGACAACTACCGCGACGACCCGAAGAACACGGACAAGGTGCCGGCGTCGTTCGCCGACCTGGCCGAACCGTTCAGCGCACCCGTGGAGGCAGCATGAGCCTCATCCTTCTCGCCTGCTGCCTCGCAGGCTGGGCTATCTCCCGGCCTGTTGTCCGAATCCTTGACCTCTAGGAGTTACGAATGAACAACCCCATCCTGATCGGCCAAGCCGAAGAAACTCGACCTGATCCAGCCACAAGTGCATGCCATGCTGGCACGCCCCAGGTCCGTTCTACTAGTCGNCGGCGACAGCAACAACCCCGAGATGAACGTCCCGCTTGTCTCGAACAAACGGCGCGTGTTCAGCATGAAGATTGACCAGGAACTTGACCCCGAGCGGTTCCTGCCCACGCTCACGCTCAAAGGCCCGTACCGGGTTGATCCCGATGCCGATGACCAAGCCCGAGAGGCTTGGCCTGAGTTGCTGGCCGCGTTGCGGGGGATTATGAAGTGGTGGATGGAGACGCCGTCCTTCCAAAACGGCGAGGACGATATGCCGGCAGATCTGTTCGATGCTGCCCGCGATGCCATCGCCAAGGCCACGGGAGGTTGAGGCATGAAGCCACAGCTTGCCCTGCCGTTCCTAGGCGAACTCATCATTGACAACTTTGCTGGCGGCGGCGGCGCATCCACCGGCATCGAGGCCGCATTCGGGCGTCCGGTCGACGTGGCCATCAACCACGACCCGGAAGCTCTGGCCATGCACGCGGCCAACCATCCGCACACGGCGCACTACTGCGAATCGGTGTGGGACGTTGATCCCATCGAAGTGACGCGCAATCAGCCTGTTGGTCTGGTTTGGCTTTCGCCGGACTGCAAGCACTTCTCGAAGGCCAAGGGCGGTAAGCCCGTGGAAAAGAAGATTCGCGGGCTGGCATGGGTGGCGCTGCGCTGGGCGGCGACCGTCCGCCCCCGCGTCATCATGTTGGAGAACGTCGAGGAATTCATCACTTGGGGGCCGCTTGGCCCTGACGGAAGGCCGTGCCCGGAGCGCAAGGGCAAGACTTTTGCAGCCTTTGTGAATGCGTTGAAGCGCCAAGGGTACGCCGTGGATTGGAAAGAGCTTCGCGCCTGCGACTATGGAGCGCCAACGATCCGCAAGCGCCTGTTCCTGATCGCCCGACGTGACGGACTACCGATCCGGTGGCCAGATGCCACGCACGGGAACCCGACAAGCGAAGCGGTGCGGCGTGGCAAGCTGTTGCCATGGCGCACGGCGGCAGAGTGCATCGACTGGGATATGCCATGCCCGTCTATCTTCGAGCGTTCGCGCCCGCTGGCCGATGCCACTTGCCGTCGCATTGCCAAGGGGATCATGCGCTACGTGGTTGGCGCGGCTGAACCGTTCATCGTCAAGCCGAACCACACGGCCAGCTACTATGACTGCTTTCGTGGCCAAGGCATCGGGGAGCCGCTGCAAACGATCACGGCAGCGCCGGGGTTTGCTGTGGTTCAGCCATTCCTCACTGAGCACGCCAACGGATCAAATCAGCGAGTGTTCAACATCGACGAGCCTTTGCGCACGCAATGCGCCCAGGTTAAGGGAGGACACTTTGCCCTCGTGTCGGCATTCCTTGCCAAGCATTACACGGGCGTTGTCGGTGCGCCCATGGATGACCCATTGCACACCATCACGGCGACCGATCATCACAGCCTCGTCACCAGCAATCTGGTGAAGCTGCGCGGCGACAACATCGGCCAGCCCACCGACGACCCGCTGCGCACCATCAGCGCAGGCGGTACGCACTTCGCTGAAGTGCGGGCCTTCCTCGTCAAGTATTACGGCACCGATCAAGACCCAAGCCTGCGCGAACCACTGCACACGATCACTACAAAAGACCGTTTCGGCTTGGTGACGGTAAAGGGCGAGGACTACGCCATTGCCGACATTGGCATGCGGATGCTGTCGCCCCGTGAGTTGTACCGCTGCCAAGGCTTCCCGGACAACTACATCATCGGCGACAACCCAGATCAGGGACTGAGCCTGACGAAAACCGCCCAGGTGCGCATGGTTGGCAACAGTGTCTGCCCGCCCTTGTCGCAAGCCCTTGTTGAGGCCAACTTCAAGCACGAAGCCCTGTTCATGGAGCGTACAGCGTGAATCCACTCGTAGGCGAAACACCCAAGGAAACCGTCCAGAACGTAGCCGAAGCCATGTCGGCGCTGCTGGTACTCATGGCACCGCAACACAGCGACCTTTGCCGCCTCATGTCGCCCCTGCTGGCGGCACTCGAAACCGTAGCCGAATCGGAGGAAGAATGACCCCTGAACATCAAGCCGACATCTCCACGCTGGAACAGGAAGCCCGCTGCAAGCGATGCGGAGGCATCATGCACCAAGGCATTGCCATGGGCCAGACGTGGAGCGCAGGCATCCCGGATTTTCCGGGGCAAGATACCTGCATCACCATGTCACCGGGCGGGCCTGGTTGTGTGGTCGACTGCATGAAGTGCGAAGCCTGTGGGTGGAGTCGGACATGAAAGAGCGCCCTATCCTGTTCTCTGGCCCGATGGTGCGGGCTATCCTCGAAGGCCGCAAGACCATGACGCGCCGGGTGGTGAAGCTGCGCCACGGCGCCGATGTTGTCGTGGTCAATGGCCAAGTGTGGAAGCCCGCCCGTGTTGATTACGCTGGTTACGTCGATTGCCCCTACGGGCAACTCGGCAACCGACTGTGGGTGCGTGAGACGTTCTGCCCGATCTACCCGCAAGACCCGCACTACAACGGCGGCAGGCCCATCGAGTACGACTATGCCGCCACCTACCAGCACGGCTACCGGCTGGGCGACCTGATCGGAGAAAAGAAGAAGTGGAAGCCCAGCATCCACATGCCTCGCTGCGCATCCCGCATCCTGCTGGAGATTACCGCCGTCCGCGTTGAGCGCCTGCACGACATCACGGAAGCAGACGCCCAGGCTGAAGGCGTGGAGCGTGTTGTCGTTGGCAGCGGATGGCGCCGGTACTGCGACCCTGACAGCGAGGAAGTGGGCGTGCCGCCGTGCGGTGATGCCCGCCGTAGCTTCCGATCCTTATGGAAGTACATCAACGGCGCGGAAAGCTGGAATGCTAATCCGTGGGTGTGGGTGGTGGAATTCAAGCGGGTGCAGCCATGACCATGTACCTGCGCCAGCTTGGCCAAGGCGTGCGGTTCGTCCTGTGCCGCACCGGGCAGAAGTACCGCGTGGTGCGCCGGGAAACACGCTTTGGCCGGCGTGAGATTGTCGTCCTGATGGACGGCAGCAACCGAGAAACCACGCTGCATCACGCCTGCCACGTCAAGCCGATTGTGGGGGCGTAGCCATGTTCATGAGTCCGAAGGAACTGGCCGCCGTGCTGGGCGTCACGCCCCAGTGCATCACGGCCTGGTGCCGTGCCGGGTACATGCACGGCGATGCGCACATGGTCAACGGCCGGTGGGTGATTCGCTGGTCTGATCTGCTGCGCACGTCCNTGCCGGTNATCGGCAACAAGCTGCGCACCAANGGCAAGGTGGAGGCCATCGTNGGNAAGCGCCCGCGTGGCCGCCCGCGTGGATCNCCCAACAAGCAACCCTANCCNGAAGGCGTGAAGCGCCCGAGGAAGAAACCATGACCAATCGGGCCGCACAGACGGCCCGTTTTTATGCCAGACTGGCACAAAACGAAGGAGNGAACGATGGATATGACTGGAATTCTGATGNTGCTGGCGCTGTATGTCGCCTACCGCNTAGGGCGGTGGCAAGAGCGCACAGAGGCTGAACGCCTGCAAGCNGAGGCAGGCGCGNCAAGACTGGCCGACGAATACGACAGGGCTACCCGCCGTCAGTCCTGATCCGCGCAGTAATACACGTCGCCCGCNTAGTTCAGATGCACACCGGGCGACCGGGTNATGATGCCCGCCTCGATGGCGGTGTCNATCATCGCGTTGAACTCGCTGGCCTTCATGTGCATCTTCTTCAAGAGCAACTGACGCGGCATCGCCCCGGNAGCCAGCACGCCCGCCAGATGGCCAAGCTTGGGATCGCTGGCGTACTTGCGAGCGCCCCGGATGTAATCGACGGCCTTCTTCATGTCCGTGTCGATCTGGCTGACNATGCGGTTCTTGCGCACGGCACGCACCAGCGACAGGTCATAGTGGCGCACGTAGCTGATNGCCCACTCCAGATGCTCACGGCGCACCGTCAGGGTNGNGGCNTCCATCGCNTTGGCGGCAATCATGGCCAGCCGTAGCGCCTTCTCGAACGTCCGCCCCAGCAGCACGTCNAGATGCTCCGGCTCGAACTGGTCTTTCAACTGGTTCAGTTCCGCCTCGAACGAGCGCATCAATTCCTGGCAATCGTCCTTGATGTTCATGCCTACCGTGTGCGCTGGCATCTCTGCCATGCTGATTTCGGTCAGGTTGCCCGTGCGCTGGGCTGGCGTATTGACCTTCTTGCACCACTCCACAATGCGCGGCGGTGGATCTGTCTGATCCACGAAGCGGGCCAACTGGCGCGGCTGGCTGGATTCCACCACGATCAGGCGACCGAGAAAGCCGTCCTGCACCAGATCGTCGGTCAGGTTGCCGTAGAACGTGGCCGGTGTCGTCGCCCCCAGAATGGTAACGGCTGGGTTCTGGATCAGCGGCACCGAGCCATTCATCGCCGTGGCCTGTGCCTTGGTCATGGTCATGGTCGAATAGACCGGNGGGCGCATCACGCCATTGAGCTTGCCGAAGGCTTCTACNAGCTTGTCGATGGCCGCCTCGCTGTTGGCGTTGCCCTTGCTGCGCGAGAGNTTCAGGAGCTTNCCCATCTCGTCAATGATGGCGATGTGGCTGGGCTGCTTGAGCANGGCCGAGAACACNGCGCCNGCCGATGTGTAGCCGGAACCGGCGATCAGGTCTTGCAGGCCNGCAGCCGTCAGCACACGCTCCACACACGACTGCGGGTGCTCCTTGCCTTCGGTCGACTTGGCGACCATGACCACGTAGAGGCTGGTGAAGTTGGCCAGATTGCTGCGGTAGATGCGCTGCGTGCAAGTGGCCGCCAGCGAGATAGCTGCGGCAAGGGATAACTCGGGCTGGGCCTTGGGGGCGGTGGCAGTGATCCACTGCGCGATGTCGTTCAGGACACCGGGCGGGGTTGTGATGAAGCGCGGGATGGCTTTTGCCGGTTCGTCGCTGGTGGTCGGCGGCAACATCACGGTTGCGGGCTGTTCCACCATCTTCTGCCATGGCAGAGGCGGCAACTTCACCGGCTGGGCNNCGGGCTGCGCCTGGTGCTGNGGCATGCCGCCCACNGTCATCTGGATCGGTTCCGGTTCGGCCAGCGCAAGGCAGTTNCGCAGGGATTCNGCGGCACGCTGGAAGGTCAGGCCATTGGCGTACATCACCAGATCGACGGCNGTCATGCCGTAGCCNCCGCCCCAGTCACGNATGCCGTGCGGGTGGATGCCGACNTTCGGGTTCTTGCAGTTGCGCCACGTGGCCACGCACCGGAANCCGTCATGATCGGCTTTCGCGGTCGGGATGATCTTGGGCACCCAGTCATCCANGCGGGCCAGTGCNGCGCTGTTCAGGTCGCGGAAGTATTCGGCCTGAATCGACAGGTCGGTGTTGATGTGGCCGTCGTCCTCCTTGGGCGCGACGGCGCGTTTCTGGTGCTTCTTGTCGTTGTCGGTCTGGTACGGCGCCAGCACCTTTTCGACTTGCTGGAGGAAGTCATCGGGCAGTGTCGGAAGTTCGGACACCGACAGGATGGAATCAAGCGTGTCCTCGGTGATCCACGTGTAATGCAGGCCGGTGGGGTGGATCGTTGGCGGCACCACGGTCTGCCTGCCGTCCGACAGCACATCGAGCACGCGCATTCCGCCCACGTCGAAGCTGCATGATTTCTCGCCGTTCCAACGGTAGAACCGCGTCCAGCCTTTCTCGCCCTTCTTGGCGACCGGGCTGTAGGGGATCAGGGCTTGCAGCGCATCATTGCC